AACATCAACAGATGCTTGGTCTAAACCACGCATATTGTCAACATCAAATGTGAAATCTAATTGTCCTACTATAGCACATGGAGGCACAATCACATCTGGAATCTGATCATAGACTCTAAGACCTGTAATTGTCTGTAGGTTTTTCTTTAAAAGCGTCTCTTACGCCATTAACATTGGTAATAGCCATTAGTAAGCCAACCCAAAGTTTCTACGATATGTCTTTAATAGCATCTCAACATCTGGATCAAGGCGAGAATTAAGACGAACTGTTCCTAATTCTACAGAGCCTGCAATACCAAATGGAGATTGCTTTCTTACAAATAATCTTGCTGCCTGAATCTTGCAGGCTAATTCAACTTCATAAGGAACTGAGGACCAGCCCCAAACTCCAGTAATCTTAACTGTCTGAGGAAAGAAATAAGGAAATACATATGTCTGAATTGCTAATAGTCTCGTAACTGGCTTCCCAGTCTCTGGATTATTGATAGGCTCATACATAACATCTGTATCTAAGTTCCAAATCTGAGTAAATGGTCCAGATTGATTTGCTCTTGATGCTATCTCTGTAGGTTCAATAAGGTCATCTATCTCTAAGTACCACGGATTTACAGGTGTATAGTATTTTGTTACTGGATTTAACAGCGTACCTTCTTGGTAGAAGCCTCTTTGACAGTAGTCATCAATCATACGGCTTGCAGAAAGAATAGCCATCTGAATTTCAGCATCATCGTTACTGTCTTCAATTTGCAGGCTATTTCGTACATCTGCTAATGTTGTATAGACATTATTAGGCTGAACGCTTTGACTGAGTGTAGGTCTACTCATTTGCTCCTCTTCTCCAATTTAGGCAACATTGCTTTTTCCATTTTAGGTAAAGCAGTTGCTGTTTCTTTCTTAATTCTGAAAATATTTTTAATTCTTTTCATAAGTTCCTTTTTAAAAAGGGACAGGCTACCAAACGGGGCATCTGATAGCCTGCCCTTTCCTTAGATTGCTCTAAGTTTTACATAGACGAACTATGTAAACTTTAGAATGTAGGTGTTACGAGACCAGTTCCTGAGATCTTTGAGAATGCTCCTGGGTAACGACCTGCAGTTGCTGCAGCATAGCCGTATACAACTGACTTGATTGTTAGTGAGCCAGCACCAGTTGCATCAAAGTTCAATGCGAATGGTGATCCTGCTTGCTCCCATAGGTGGAACTCTGGTGCAGTTACGCAGTAGATTTCATCTTCTGTTCCGCCACCAGCAGTTGTTGTAACATTTGCGTCTGCAATGATTGGAAGACCCATCAATGTGTAACCTGAGTTACCATAGTATGCCTGTCCTGCACCTGTTGCATATGCATTCATTGGACCGTTCAACGCTGGAACTACCAATGGACGACCTGACAAATCTACTGCTGAGAGTAGGAATGCAAGGCGACGAGGATGCATTACCCAGTGTGTTGGGTTCATGAATGCATCAGTTTGGATTTGCTGGTAAGCATCTGCCAACTTTGGATACAGTTCTGCAACTGATGGAGATGCATCATTGTAAGTAACAGAGTTGATACCTACAGTATTTGATAGACCAAGGATAGAACCTGATGTTCCATCTCCATTTAGGATCTGGTTATCAAGTGTTGTGTGCCATCCACGGATAAGGTCCTGAATGATGAATGAGTCAATACCTGTACCACGCTCAATCGCCTGCTTTGAGATATCCTGTTGTCCTGCGATTGTACGAACATTCACAGTCAATAGTGTATCGTCAGCATTTGTATTTGATACTGCATCATTTTCAGCAGCCTGAACTGCAGTTGATGTACCAGTAGTCATGCGTGAGATATTTAGTGTCATACCTGCTGCTGGCAAAGGCATCTTGTTTGTTGCGAAGTCTGCTGTTGGGCGACCTGCACGAGCAAGTGGTGCTGCAAGATCAACAAGGTACTGTGGAATTACGAGACCAGCAAAGTTGCCAGTTCCTACTGAGCGACGCTCAACTTCCTCTTCACGAGTGTGACGAGCAAGACGCTCTTGTGCTGCGTAATCGTTACCAAACTTAGCATTGAATGCATCCTTTACGAATGAAACATCTGCATTGTCAGGTGAGTATGTACGAGCCTCAGATGTGATCTTTGTTGTAGCAGTACCCTTTGGCATTACAACATCAGCCACTGCTGATCTTGCTTCTGCTGCCTTAGCATCTGCTGCTGCCTGAGCAGTCAACTTTTCAATCTTTGAATCCAATGAGCGTGACTCTTCAACAAGGCTATCAACCTTTGCTGATTCATCTTCTGTAAGGTCTGTACGATTCTCTGCAGCAACTGCCTCAAGAATTGCGTCCATCTCTACCTTAACTGCATCACGGCGTTCAATTACTTTGTCTAAATAAGACATTTGTCGTTCTCCTTTTGTGAGTTATTTTAGTTTGAGGTGGTGGTTATGGATTTCACGACGCTTACGGGTGTGAGCCTAACTCCGACTTCAGTCCTATCTTT